ATTGTGTCTTCTGCCGCTTTTGTAGAGTAGCTGTCAAGACTGGTAGGGAAATTCGACGCAGCGAAGACAGGAAAACATAAAAGACTAAATATTAAAGCAGAAATTCCTATTAATTTCTTCATACTACTTCTCCTTTATTTTAACATTACCAAAAAATTGTTTTAACTCTTCCTTTGATGCTTTTTTTACCGCTTCAATATAAAATCCTCGTATATGAGAATCAGCCCAGCTTGAAACAATGTCGTGAACATAATCTTCAACAGAGACATTGTTAGCTTGTGCATAACTGACAAGAATAGAGTATTGATCTTCGTCAAGTTCAATCGTTACTGTTTCTGCAAAAGCACAAGTTGATACCATAAGAAACAAAATAATAAATAAGACTCTTTTCATATCATTCCTCCATTATTGACTTCCAACTTTTTGCCAAGTTCCAGGCGTCCCCGCCCCAGTACATATTTTTAACTCCCCACTAACAACGACAATATCCCCAATTTCCGCTGCTCCACCTGGATTATCACTCCTATTATAAAAACGCATGTCTGCCACATCTGAAGCACCAGCACTAGGTTCTTTCAAGATAATTATAGGGACTTCCATATCAGCATTTCCTATCCATGCTAGAGCCCCATACCCATATTTATCTGTACCATATACTGCCGTCCCATAAGTCCCGCCAGTGTCGCTATCTTTCAGTTGTAACCCTGCATTTGAAAAAGAAAGATATGGGTAATTACCAGATGTATTACTTCTAATTTCACCCTGTGACGAAATACTGATAGTGTCAATGACACTTAATTCACCAAGAAAACCCGCCCCTCCCCAGATACCATATCCTGATGCACCTGGGATTCCATCAAGATTCCCAATCCTTACCTTCCCCTCTAAAGATGTCCACGGCGTTCCATCTTGAGTAAAAAAATGGATATATGGCGAATAAGGCTCCGAAGCGGTCATAAAAACTCCGCCGTCACCGCTCTGTCCGAAATTCACAACAGCAGTACCTTTTTTCCATATCGGATTACTATTAGCTGAATACTGAGAAGCCTTGTCTCTTGTAACAGTATAACTAGGCGCTGACCCTGCATTTGTTACTTCAAACCACTCATCATCAATCCCGTCTTTCATCCTTAAAATATCCCCGACGGAGAATGTTGTATCTCCTGAAATAGTCATGGTTGAAGCATCAGCCGCCGTCATATCAGAACCTAAAATATCACCGTCAAGAACCGCGAAACTTCCACCAACAGTTGATATGGCATTTTTCTCAAAAACGCTGGTAGATATCTTCCCCCTAGCCCGAATATTATTAAATTCTGCTACAGTGTTATCAATCTGCCATCCAGAACCAAGTGCGCCTGAAACATAATCTGTTGTTCTGATTCGCTCATTACTGCTATCAATTTCTATATTCGCCGAAGATATTTTATCGGATGAAAGAGTCCATCCTCCTATTGTTCCCGAACTAGCCGTTACCGCTCCGGCATTTGAGACTCTGAAAGGCGCCACGTTCGGAGTTTCTGACCCGGCATAAAACGGATATGATCCAGGCGCTAAGCCTACACCCGTAGCTCCACTTCCACCCGTCAATGACGTTGCTCCTATTGTAAACCCGCCAATCGAACCGGAAGATGCCTCGATAACCCCTTTGATAGTAAAAGCCATTTCAGATTGATCCCACTTTGCTCCATGGCTATTATCATAATCTCCAAGTGTTACATCGCCAACGTTGGCCCCTGTCGTTTCAACTTGCAACACATAATCTCCTGAGCCGTCCGCTGCCGTGAGTCCATCGCTATCCATAACGACTTTAGGATTGCCTGTTGCTGTCTGAATAGTCGCGCCAGTTAATAACCCGGCTGTAATCGTGCCTAAATCGGCGGATATAGCAGAAAGACTCGTGACGCTTATATTATCTCCGTCTATTATTCCAACACTAATCTCGCCCGTACCTCCGTCATAAACAATCGTTGCGTCATCAATATTCTCGCCCCCTTCAAGTTGCAGAATCCTCTTTTCAAATTCATAAAGTTTCTGATTTAAAGCCGCAGATGAAATAATATAATCTTCCGCGTTGACCGTGGAGACACAAAGCAAACTTATTATAAGGATGTTAATAAATATCTTCATTCGAATACCTTGTGATTATTTTAAAAATTGTCCAGTCTGTAATCCCGTCATCTTCGAGTGTATATTGAAAATACCTTCCTATTGGTGTGTCTTCATCAATAGACGCTCTCCACAAATATGATTTTGTGTTGCTATTGCCTGTGTATTCATCGTCAGGGTCATCATCCTGATTAACAGAAATGTCTATCTCAAATGTTTTCGATATATCTCCTTTTAAATTCTCAAGGGTAAAATCAATGTCTCCTTCATCACCTTCATAAAATATTTCAATTTCCCAAATACGTTTTTTCCGTTGTGTATTCCCGAGGGCCATCCATCCAGTTTTATAAATAGTATCTATTGCTGTCTCAGCGACAGAACCTTCTTTGCTATAAGTCATCTTGATCGCAAAATTATCAATGTTGCGAATTGCAGGAGTATAATTTATGCTTGACGATGTGAGCGTGGCCCTTATTTGAACATAATCATTTGCTGTCAGTCCTGATATATCTGAGCCTGTAGGATCGGAATACTCAGACGACCAAGATGCCGAATTTACGGCTGAGACACTCGCTCCAAAACGAACAGCCAGTGTTACGTCTCCGTATCCGCCGAGAAATTCAGACCAATATAATTTATCTAAATCAGTAGCGCTTATCTGAACAACAGGACTCCACCAATAACCTGTTGTTTCCGGCCTATCAGTAATCATTCCGGCAAGTGCAGCAGAATTCGTAGTGAGTCCTGAAAAATATGAATCATCACATCCGAATCCCCACGATAATTCTAAGGAAGGAGATCGTCTTGTTCCTAAGACAGCCACAGAGTCTAACGTCCCGGTATCGAAATCTTCTTCTGTACGATAAGCAAGTTCATTATCAGAATAAGTATGAGCGTAAATATATCCATCATCCGCACTTGATCCAGAATAAAGCGTTCCTTCATCCGAACCGGAATCAAATACCTCAAAAACGTTCAGTTCTTTAGTGTCTATGGAATATGAATTTGTACCTGTATTAAAAATCAACACGCGGTTATTTGCGGATGCTCCCGACGCTATTGAAGTATATGCCAGTTGATATTCGTTATCGAAATAGACAGCGGCGGCATTGCTTTTGTTTACCCAAAGGATATCTCGGAGTTCAGGGGTGACAACTTCAGAAATAAGACTCGAAGATTCTCCGTTGAAGACATAGATGCCGTTCTTTGATAAATAAATTATTCCTAAATGAGAATTAACTGCCGTATATGGTGAATGACAACCTGTCGTTGAGAACGGGCCCAAAACGGCCCATTGATCGGAATTACTGCTGAATGTTGAAAACTTCATTATGCTATTGGTTTTACCAATGACCAAAACACCTAATTGATTCTTAATGAATGTTACCTCATCGCCATCATCTTCTCTTATCGGCTCATAATCTGAAGCATTAAATATATCTGGTTTATATGCATATGACCAATAAACATCTGATTCGTAGGATGGATTATTAGCAAGCCAAAGGCGTTCTTTATGTATTTCGCACAACTTCGACACCGGAGGACTTACATCTGACCCTGCTGATACAATCGCCCATATAGGTGAAGCAGCATCATCGGCATCATCATCAATCGTTGTATCATTAAAGGTGTCTGTGGTATTATCAGCAATCGTTCCAACAAGATAAAATGCCGTATCAGCTTCTACGTTTGCCCGAGTAGAATTCCCCAAAGTTCTATAAATATATCGGTGTGTTGTTCCTGCGGGGCCAAACGGAATGTCTGTGAGAGAAATATCTCTGACGGCTGCTCCGGTTAAAATAGGATTTGACCTTGCTGTGCTGTAATAATAAACAGACCCGTTATAATGTGCGATCTTGTATTGATACCATGAAGAGGCGTCCAAATTGCTACCTGTATTGAGTTCGGCATAAGGGGCCCCGAGATCAGACGTTAAAATATTAACTGTTCTTGCGCCATCTGTGTTTGCTGTTATTTTGGTATGACCGTCATATTTCTGTGGATTATCAAGTCCATTGACGCCAATCATCTTGTCCATATAAGTAACAAAAGACCAGCGCCTGCCATCGGTTAATTCATCTCTGATTATGATAAATGTTCCAGAATTATTCTTATCAGACTTTAAGTATGTGCTTCCGGAAACAATCAAATATTGATTCCCATTAGCTTGATAATACCGATGAAAGCCAGTGATTGCAAAGCTGCCCGCGCTTCCATAAGAAAGCGTCTTTGACCGCTTTGATAATGCTCCATACGTCTCATCCGCCCGTAAATTCTTGGCTTCAACCGCTGCGCCCTTTTTTAAAAGGAATGGATTTATGTGGCTTGTCAAAAGTTTACTGAAATCATTGATTTCATCAGTATTAGTCCATTGCCCAAATACTGCCGATTGTGAAATCACCAATAAAGATATTGTTAAAAATATCTTTTTTAACATACGTGAGTTCCCTTCATCCTAAAATTATAGTTTGTCCTTGGAATATCCGGCCTTCGATGAATCATTTTCTTTCTTTCGCGTAAGGTTATATCAAACTCCTGCCTTGCGATAATTCCTTTCTGGTCGCCCCCAACAGAATGTTTTAAATGCCACCGGACATAATCTATAATCAGTCATGTCTGTTGGTTTTTTAAGATAGTCCGGAAGCCAGAAGCCATCCGAAAAATCAGAAACGTTTGCTGGATAGACAACAATCTCTCCGGCCTTAACGAAATAAAACAATGGAGTCCCGGATGACGCGTTTGGCCAGTTCGGATATTTCTTGTCAAGAAACGCCCTGGTAACACCAGAGAGTTGAGTCCAATTCGGCGAAGACGCACTTCCTTTGTTCATCCACAAACCACCAGGGCCAATACCAACGAAATCGCTGATATCGTCACGGATGTCATAAGTATTTATATTTTCCTGAATATCAAAATATTCTTCCCCAGGATAAGCAAAGGTCGCATTGTTGACCTCTCTCACCCCTTTATTGATAAGTAAGTCCAGCAAGGTATCCTTTACCGCGTTCTTGTTAGCAGAAGGAACTAGTGTCCGGATAAGCGTTCTAAGGTCGCTTAGTTTCATGTCTATTCCTCTCTAATAAGATTTATTGTCCCCGTAAGCGTTGTGCTGGCATTATTTGAACCGATCCCGGTCGCTTTCAGCCTCCCGTACTTAAAACTTGGAATTTGATCGCGTGTAATTGTCTTTCTGACGCGGGTTGTATCCTGTAAGTCGGCTAATTCAGGATATCCGTCTTCTATCGCAAATGTGTCAACATCATCTGAGTTGGATACCTCAAGTGTAACGACAATATTAACAACGCCAGAGGCTAGAACAGGAAGAAATTCCAGTCCGATGCTATCGACTGTACTTAGTTTGAATATTTCAGATGCCTCATTATTTGTTCCACCACAAGCCAATGCGGAAGTTCCATCAGCGTCACGAATTATTTCAACACCCGAATGTAGCATTATCATTCTCCTTTTTTATAAATTTTTTATTATATAAGAGCCCTACAAGAACGACCGTATAAAAATCATAAACACCTAACTGCCAAACAAACGTACCACAAGCGCAAAAACATAAAAGTATTAATGAAAACGCCAAGGTCTTAATTGCCGGGTCATTTCTGTATTGCCATGTAGTCTTAAAGACATCGTATTGAATTCCAAGGAATAAGAGAAACCCGAAAATTCCCCCGCCCCAAAGAACCTGTAAATATTCGTTATGGGCGAAAGTGTAAGAGGTTATATGCAAAGCAGGGAAAATTTCACCAAAGTTATTTAATCCCGCCCCAAACAGTCCGAATCTTATTCCTTGAATACCACAAAATATATCTTTCAATATCAATGTCCACACATAAAACCTTGTGTTGTCATTAAACAATCCGGCTGGTTTAAAGAAATACAAAGCAAGACAAGTTGATAAAGAGCCA